GTTTGCTGCCCAGTGGGTAGATTCGTTGGCGTAACCAACGGCTGCCACGCGCCATCGTGGGTATCAGCAGGGTCGTTGTGGTTGACAACACAACGTAATCATTAGTGCTTTGTCAGGCACTAGTACTGATGCCAGTCGACGCAGCAAGAGTCGATCCAGTACGAACAACACCTGTCTGCACGCTTAGGGAATCGAGGCGGTCATGCACTCACTGCGTGAGCGGGCTGGTATTGAGTATCTTGGCCAGTACCGCAGCAAGGGTAAGGAACAACGCCTTGCCCGAGCTTTGCACACGCTCTCCCAGGCGGTGGAAGTCCCGGCTGTTGACTATCATCTACATGCCGCGGTTCAGAAACTGCTTGAGAGCCGTCTCGTTGTAGCTGAGGAGAATCGAAGTGTCACCTCAGATCAATGGGTGGAGAAGGCGATTGTTGCCTATGGATGTCCCATCCACCCCACTGCAACGGTCGGACCCGTGGCCAACAAGAAGCGCGCCGGATGCACCTGTGTTCAGCGACGCCGAAGGTTGGAAGTCCGTACGACTGGATCAGCAACCAGTCGAGAACAACAAGACGAGTCAGTATCAGCCAGAAGCACCCGGGAAACTGGTACAGCTTCTAAAGTGGTGGTTCAACCTCGAGAGGGATCTTCCGACCGAGCGCGACTTGCTACTGATGGCTCTTGGGATATCGACGGGAGAGGTTCCTTTCCCGGCTATAGCTCTCGAGTACAGGTTGGTAGAGATCGAGGACCCGACCAAACCGCTGCACACGAACTTGCGATACGTTCGGTCTATAGCGCGTCGGGTGGCGTTGAAAGAAGGCACAAGCCTCTTCCATTCGCTGAGGTGGTGGAGCATCATATCCATGATAGCTCTTACGCTGGCCTGCCTCACCTCGCTTTCAATGATGTGGCCAAAGATGCCGCTGCACGATTGGTTGAACGAATCGCTCGTGGTCAGAGGGGATTTGATCCCTATCTATTTGGCCGTCGCGTTCAGCCTGGTTTCTCTGGTCCAAAGACTCGCCTCGTATGGATGGCGCCGTTGTCTACGACTATTGTGGGTCTCAGTTTTTCGAAACCCGTACAAACAGCGTTGGCACGAAACCGTCCTTACATCTGGGGCCTCAGACACCATGAGGAAGGATCTATACTAGCTGAGTTCAGTGGACGTTATCGTTACGTCTATTGTCTTGACTGGTCGCAGTTCGATTCATCGGTCCCAGCTAGCCTGATCAATGACATGTTTCGCGTGATACGGAGCATGCTTGATCTCACTGAATCCGAGGACAAGTTGTTCTGGCGTTATGTGAATGATTTTATTCACACTCGGATCGTGCTACCAGATGGTGGTGTCTATCAGGTACATCGTGGCGTGCCTTCGGGCAGTGCTTTTACGTCATTGGTGGACAGCATGGTCAATGTGTATCTCATGAATTACATATGGGTGCGTTTGACTGGTCATACGCTGTCGCACAAGCAAGTTCTCGTTATGGGAGATGACGCAGTAGTTGGTACAGACGAACGACTCGAACTGGCCGAGATCGCTCGTATTGCTGACGAATGCGGATTCAAACTCAACGTGAACAAGTCAGTGATCGTCAACACCGCTGAAGAGGGTCATGGTATCCACTTCATCGGCCACTCTTGGACCCACGGTCGTGCGCGTAGGCCACACCGTGAGCTACTCCAGAGGATGGCGTTTCCCGAACGCCATGCAGAGCAGTCGATTGAGCGTTCGCTTAAAAGACTCGCTGGATATGCTTTCAGCTCTGTAGATGGTCTCATCATCCTACTACAACTGTACGAGTCAGAGAGTGTCGTAACGTCCGTCTGTATGTTTCTGGACGACTTGCGTGCTGTCGGAGGCGATGAAGTTCTACGGGCGTATGATCTCCCTGGGGATCTACGGAGACGTGTGATGGTTGAAGGAGAGCCGATGCCGG